CAGGAGATTACTTTGAAGTGTCTAGTGTTTCTGGTACAGGATTTACTGTTCACTTTAAAAATTCATCAAATGCTTCGATTGATAGAAATTTTACTTATCAGGCTGTCGGATTTGGTAAAGGAGGGTAGAATAAACTCAATGTTACTTGTTTAAATGGCAGAACACGATTTTGTAATTGATAATGGAACTGGTGCTGCTGTAAGAGCAGACATCAATAATGTGTTACAGGCTATTGCTTCAAATAATAGTAAATCTGGTGCATTAACAACAAACTTTGCATTTCAATGGCATGTTGATACATCTGATGGAAATTTAAAAATAAGAAATGCAGCCAATAATGGATATGTAACTGTTGGACCAGTAGCTACTACAAACTTTGGATTAGCACCTCTTACTGGTGGAACTTTTACAGGAAAAGTTACACATAACTATACATCTAGTTTAACAATACCTTCTGGGACAACAGCTCAAAGAGATGGTAGCCCTGCTGTTGGTATGTTTAGACATAACTCAACATTAAATCAGTTTGAAGGCTATAACAATGGTGCTTGGGGTGCTATAGGTGGAGGTGCTGGAGCTACAGGAGGCGGTACAGATGAAGTGTTTTTTGAATCGGATCAAACTGCAACAACTTCTTACAGTATTACAGCCAATAAACACGCTCATACTGTAAGTCCTACAATAAATAACGGAGTCACAATAACTGTGCCTTCTGGTGCAATCCTTGTTATCTTATAGTTATGCCTATTTCAATTAACGGATCAGGAACAGTTACAGGAATCTCAGTAGGAGGTTTGCCTGATGGAATAGTAGATCGTGATACTTTAGCAACAGAAGCAAAGGGTAGTATTCTTCAAGTCGTGCAAGCTGGCAGAAATGATACTGCTTCACAAAGTACAGCTTCAGAAGCACTTTGGACAGGACATAATATTCAAGTAACTATAACACCAAGCAATTCTTCAAATAAAATTTTAATTATAGCTAATACACATTTTACTTCATCAAATGATGTAAATAATATTCCAGTTATTTTACAAAAACAAACTGGGTCTGGTTCTTTCGCTTCAATAACAGCAGCAAATGGTGCAATAGTAGGCAGTAGAGAGGGTGTTATGACTGCTGTTAGACAGCATGGTACTTATTCAATAATACCGCAAAGTTTTTGTTATCTTGATACTGCTGGAAGTACAAGTGCTTTAACATATCGACTGGCTCAATACAACACAAGTGGATCAACAAGAACTCTTTATATAAATCAATTTCATAATGATTCTGATGCTGCATCTACTGTAAGAACTTCCTCTTGGATTCAAGCAATGGAGGTAGCAGCATAATGTCTAAAATTTCACTCAAACACTCAGGCGGTAATGTTGTTTCACTCAACTCACCAACTTCCGCACCAACTTCCGCAGACGTAGCATTTAAACTACCAAATGCTGATGGAACATCTGGTCAGGTATTAAAAACAGACGGCTCTGGTAATTTAAGTTTTGGTGCTGATACTGGCGGTAAAATTCTTCAAGTTGTATCAACAACTAAAACTGACACAGCCTCTTCATCTAGTTCGTCATTTGCAGATATATCTGGAATGGCTGTAACAATTACTCCTTCAGCTACATCAAGCAAAATATATTTAACTGGTTATGTTCATTTGGGTATTAATGATGCAAGATACAGTATTTATTTAAAATTTACAGGTGGAAATACTGCAAGTTATATAGGTGATGCAGCTACAGGTGTTGAATGTGCTAATCATGTGCGTATGTCTAATGCTAACTCTTCTTATGAGCAAGAATCAAGTCCATTAATGTATTTAGATTCACCTAACACAACAAGTGCTATAACATATCAACTACAATGGGCAATACAAGATAGTCAAACTGCTTATTTAAACAGGGCATATACTTTAGATGCTGATAGAGGTAATACTGCTTCAACTTTAACAGCTATGGAGGTAGCAGCTTAATGGCTATCTTCTATAATTAAGAAAAAACTATTATGGCCTTAGATCACGAAGCTATTTACAAAGCATACGCTGGAACAGTTGTTTCTATTGATGATGGCACTGGTGCGTTTGATAAAGATGGAAAATCGGTAACTCTTGAGCAAAGCAAGATAGATACTGCACGAACTACGCTAAATGCTGAAGCTGCTGCTGTTAAATACAAAACCGATAGAACAACTAATGGTTCTACTATTTACGCTTCTTTTGGAGACCAACTTGATATGTTGTATGCAGATATGCTTGCAGGTAAACTAGATACAACTGGAACGTGGGCAACCCACATCAAAGCGGTTAAAGACGCTAACCCAAAACCTAGTTAATTATGTCAGAGATCAAGGTAAATTCGATAAAAGGGGTAAGTGCAACCTCGGCTGCGATCAGCATAAATAATACTGATGGAACGTGTACTGCCAATGTTACTAATAACCTTAGTAACAGACGAATGAACATAAACGGAGGAATGGCAGTTTGGCAAAGAGCAACTTCAGTAGCAGTAAGTGACGGAACTAATGAAGAAGTGCAAGCCTGTGATAGGTATGGTTTTAAATTTGGAAATGCTTCTGCTGGTGGTGCAACAGTAAGTCGAAGCACAGACGTACCAACTAATTTAGGATTTCCATATTCTTTTAAAATAGATGTAACAACAGTAAATAATAATTCTGTTGCTAATACACAAATCAATTTTTTTCATAGATTTGAAGCACAAGATATAGTAAATAGCGGTTGGAAATATAATGATCCAAATAGTTTTTTGACTATTTCTTTTTACTTCAAAAGTAATAAAAGTGGTACTAATAAATTACCTATAGCAATTGAAACTCAAGATGGTACACAATATTGGTACGTTTCTGAAATAACTCAAAGTAATACGAATTGGAATAGATATACAGTTAAAATTGCTGGAAATTCTAATTTAACTTTTAATTCTGATAATGGTTATGGTATGGAGATAGCGTGGTTCTTGGCAGCAGGGTCTACTTATCATGGTACTGCTGATACATGGGGAACGACTAAAATACAAGGAACGAGTAATTCTACTAATTATATGGACAGCACTTCAAATGAATTATTTTTTACAGGCATACAAATAGAAGCTACAACAAATGGTATAGCAACTGATTTTGAGCATAGAAGCTACGCACAAGAATATGACCTTTGTAGACGTTATTACGAAAAATGGGAGGGAGCTCAATTTAATCCCTTTATTACAGGCATGGCCTATCAATCAACTATAGGTATTGCAGATTTTCATTGGTACCCAAAAAGAGATGTACCAAGTCTTGAATATAGTAATCTATCCCACTTTGACAGGTTGAAATCTGCTTCATCAAGTGTCAGTTCTGCAATAACAAACTTGACTTTAACTAATACTGGTCCAAAATTTAATTATGGTAATCTGTATTGGAATCACGATTCAATGACAGGTGGTAATGCAATTTTGTTTAGAACAAACAGTAATTCTGCCTATCTTGCTATTTCCTCAGAACTTTAATTATGGCAACCTATAAACTACATAAATCAATTTGGACAGGAGAGGTTAATTCTGTAACTTTAACTAAAGATGACGGAAGCGGTATCAATATACCTTTTGCAGAGGGCAATAAACATTATCAAGAATACCTTGATTGGGTAGCAAAGGGAAATACAGCCGAAGCTGCTGATTAGTGGACATACCAGAGATTAATCTGCCTGATACAGATTATATTCTCGTACCGCCTAGAACAATTTTTTATCCACCTGTGGCAGAGATTCCATATCTAGATCCAGTTCTTCTACCTTCTCTGGAACAAGTTGAGTCGGGTCTGGGAGGTCAGGAATCTTCTGCTGAAGAAGAAAAAGCATCTTCAACGGAGGAAGCGTTAGAAGTAACACCAGAGACAATACCGACAAACCTGCCAAACACCAAAGAAACTTTATCAACTGAAGAAGCTATAGCTACGTTTAATCTACCATTTTTCGGGGAAATGCCAATACCTGCCCCAGAGGTTATAGCTTCTAGTGTAATAGCAGCAGGTACAGCTTCAGTTGCTAGTGTGGTTGGTGGTATTGCCATGCAATCAGTATTAGCTTTTATCAAGAAAACATTTAAGAAAATCTTTACTAAGATTCTTAAAAAAGAAGTCGCAAGTGTAAAAGAAAAGATGGATAATAATAAAGGTAGCTAGAGTTCACATACCTGTACTATGTGGTGTCTAAACTAGCTACTTAAATTTTTCTG